TTATTATTATTATTATTATTATTTTTATTATTATTATTATTATTATTATTATTATTATTATTATTATTATTATTATTATTATTATTATTATTATTATTATCAGTTTTATGAGTATTATTAAAATCAGTACGAATTGTATTATATTCGTTATATTGTCTTTTGTCACTTTCAGAAGAGACAGATTCAGTACGTTTTATAGATTCTTTGATAGATTTTAGTCTATCATTTCTAGTAGACGATACACTTGATTTAGATGATTTAGATGATTTAGATGATTTAGATGAATGTGATTTTTTATGTTGTTTATCACTATGAAAACCAATATCAGATTCTGGTTCTTGAATTTCGCATAAATTACTTTTTTCTGTATCGGTATCATTATTTTCTTTAAATGTTTTGACAGTGATTACTTTGTTTATAGGTTTAATTTTATTTGGATCAGCAAGTAGACTAAAATTATATTCAGTGCTAGAAATAGATGATCGTTTAGTAGATATAGATTGTGCCATATATAGTTTAATTTAATAATAGTAATAAGAAAGATTTTTGATATTTGATACGCAAATAAGTAAACTATAATATAAATAAATGTCATTGATTACAAAAGTTTATAAGTGGAGATGGTACTATAAATTCAGGTTTTGGCATTAATCTCATAATACTATCTCTAGTAATATTAATTGGAATTATACAATTTTCATTGTATGTAATTTGATGCCATATAGCAAATAATATTACTAATATAATTATACATATTAATATTTTTTTCGTATTTATTTTTTTACTATTATATTTATTACGTTTTATAGATAAATATATTTTTTTCATATAATTCATCTTATACTAATTATTATATTTATAATTTATAAAAAAAATAATTTCATCATGTCAAATATTATAATGGAAGATAACATTAGAATATATGGATTTGATCAAGAATTTTTCAAACCACAAAATTATGCTAAATTACCTGTTATTGGTTGGTTTTTTCGACGAAAATTAGGTATGATAATAATAATAATATTATTGTTAATATTTTTGTATTATTATATTTATAAAAAACAAACCGACACAATAAGTATAGGATGTACACGTAATGGATGTTTTGCAACAACATGTCATGGACCGAAATGTAAAGGTGATAATTGTATTGGAATTGGTTGTCATGCAGGGTCATGTTATGGTGAAGAATGTCAGGGTGGAACGTGTGAAGGTACTGGATGTAAAGGAGGTGATTGTTATGGTGCGAATTGTAAAGTTGGTAATTGTGTTGATCCATATTGTCCAAATGACAAAGAACAATCTGGATTATGTAAGCCAAATTGTTCTTGGGGTCGTGCATATAATTTACCATCATATGATGAACCAATAAAAAGTATTAAAAATTCATTACCTTATAATACTGCATTTAATAAAAATTATTGTGTAAAACCTTATTATATTAGTGAATCGATGTTAAAAGATGATACTAAATTATATAATTTTTATGATAACATAGCAGGTGCAAATTATTATTATGGTGGTTTTTTATCTTTGAAAGAAATTCAAGATAAAGTTAAAAAAGGTTCGGTCATTGACGATAAAAAAGGGTTGGTTCGTCTAGATGATCCAATAATAAGTACTATACCAAATATGAATAAAAACTGGAATTGTTTATGGGAAACTAAATTCAATGATAAATTGATATCTGCAAAATTGTTAAATACATATAATAAGACAAATACAAATAATGTAGATCGTCATGATTATATTTGGACTAAAATAAAATCACCAGTTGTCATATTAGATAACAAAGGTAATGAGACGATGTGTCCAATATTATTAAACATGGGGCCGCATTTATTTACAAAATTTAGTTTTTATTTAGATATTGAGCAATTAAAAGATATAATGGGGATTCAAAAATTGGATAGTAGAATGTCACAAATTATGACTTTACAAAAATTATATTATGATAATGATTATTCTGGAATTAAAGCATATATGAAAACAATTGATTTTTATCAAGATAAAATAAATATTGATTCAATTATCAATAATATAAGTAATTATTCTAATAAAATTAGTTTATTTGAAAAAATAGAACAAATTAGAGGTACAATTATGTCATCATATTGTGATTCTTGTAGTCAATATGGTTCACGTGTATTATCGAATGATAAGTTACCATGTAATACATTTGGTCAAATATTACCATGCAAAGATAGAGTATATATATATGATAAAATTATAGAAAATTATGATCAAAGTTCAGTAATTGATAAATCATCTGTAAAATATAAACTTATTGATATGAAATTTGCAGATGGAGAAACTTTTTCAATATATGATAAAGAACAATTTATAAATAAAATTCATAGTTTAAAAAATAATCATCTAATGTTCTATTATGATACAGATATTCAAAATAAGACGATGATTTATATTTGTTTTTTTTGTGGTCAAAAATCATATTTGAAATTAAATAGTTTGATTAAATTGAATAATACTGTAAATAGCAAAGGTGTAAATTATTCATTAGGTAATTGTATAAGACCTGATGATTTTAATCATCATATGTATGAAATAATGGATAATAATCAAAATATATATTATAAATGTATAAAATGTTCGAAAACAACATATTAAATAAACAATTTAATAAATTAATATTTTTGTCTGATTCATATATATTAGTATAGTATGTACTGTTCCATTGAAGAAGCATGGCCAAATTATCCACAAAATAATATTATGAATAGAAATAACGATTATCCGTCTATTAATAATATTAATAAAAATAATAAAAATAATGATCTATATTCTATATCAAAAAAAGAATATGAAGAATATCAACAATTTCTCAAAGCTAAACAAGAACAAGAACAAGAACAAGAACAAGAACAAAGACAAATAATAAAAAGACAAGAGCAAGAACAAAGACAACCATATTATAGACAATCATATGATAATTCAATTGAACATTTTGTAGACAGTAAAATGAAGAATAATAATAATTTAGATTATGATGAAATAAAATGTGACTATATATTAGATCATATACATAAATGTGATAAATGTCTAAAAAAGGTATATATGAAATATAATTGTGTAGGTAATAGAAATAACAATATATTTAATATGTTAGATAAAAATCAAAAAGAAGTTTTATCGATTGTGTTAACTGGTATTTTGGTAATTTTGCTATTGCAACTTTTTGCTGGCAAAGAAAATTAATGTTTCCATATAATCAATAATATGTTATTTTCTAAAATATCAACATCTGACATATCCATTTTTATAAGTTTTTTTTTTAACCATTGAATACAATCTTTAACGTCATATGTAGTATATCCTAACATAAATTCCGGAACTTGATATATACAATAATTTAAACCCAATAAAAGTGATGCTTCTTTTACTTTATTACACACCATTTCTAATATAAGTTTATATGGCTCATATTTTAATTTTTTTCTCTGTTCATTATATTTTTTTAATTCATCTATGTTTATCATTTAATATATAAAAATATAAAAATATAAAAATATAAAAATATAAAAATATAAAAATATAAAAATATAAAAATATAAAAATATAAAAATATTTCAATTTTATGATTAAATTGAAATATTATTTTAAATTTCTTTTTATTTATTGCATAAAAATCAATGGACTTATATAAATTAAATACAGTTGTATTAAGTGGAGGTGGAATTAAATGTATTGGATATCTTGGTTTTTTTCAATCATTGTTTTCAAAAATTGATAGAAAACAAATTAATCATTATATTGGCACCAGTGCTGGTTGTATATTTTCATTAATATTAGTATTAGGTTACAGATTAGATGAAATTGAGAAAATTATATATGGTTATGATTTTAGTGTATTAATTCCGAATATTGACATTGACAACATATTTTTGAATTGTGGTTTATCTGACGGTGAAAAAATAAAAGATTTAATTATTCAGTTAATTGAATACAAAGGTTTTAGCAAAGATATTACATTTGGGGAATTATTTGAAAAAACTGATATTAAAATTACAATGACTTTAACTAATTTTACAAAACAACAAATAGAATATATTAATCATGAAACAAATCCAAATTTAAAAATATTAGATGGTGTTTTAGCAACTTCACGTATTCCATTGTTTTTTTATCCATATAAAATAAATGATGATATATATTTAGATGGAGCAATAATTAATAATTATCCTATTAATATTATTAATAATGATGATTTATCAACAGTAATTGGCGCATGTTGTATGATTAAACGTACAAGTGAAGATATATCAAAAATATTTTCAAATGAGAATCATTATAAAAAAATTTTCGAATATATTTATAATGTATTTTTGTTGAATTTTAATAATGTATTACACAATATTAATGATCAACAAAAAAAAAGAACAATAAATCTTGATAACCAATTTGTAAATATTATCGACTTTAATCTTTGTACAGAAACCAAAAATAAAATTATTAATTATTCACGTTCATTAACTGAGTCATTTTTCTTTTCATCATATTCATCTTCTTTATCATCTATATCATCTATATCGTTAGATGAATGTAATGAAGAAAAAGATAATTAATTTTCACTGTGATTTATTAAAATATCATTTACTAAATTACTTTCTATTTTTACTCCTTTATTAAGATTTTCATATTCTTTAGTTTTATCATAATATGCTTTAAGTTTTTCTTCTATTGATCGAGAATCGTTGTATTGTTCTGGAATATTTGTACTTAATAAATCAAATGAATCATTCATTGACGAAAAATTATTATCAAACATATTACTGTAATCAAATTTTTTAAAATTAAATAACGAATTTGCATCATTATATGTTTGAATTTCTTGTGTTACAATATTTCTGTTAATTTGTTCATTAAATTTTTTATTGAATAATTCAGAAAATTTATCTTCTCCATTAATTTCCATTTTTTGAGTATTTTTTTTAATATCTTCATATACATTGTTTCTTTTGTCAATTAAATTATTTAATTGATAATTCGTTTCTTCAACAGTTAATTTCCCAAATAATGTTCTATCTATACCATGTTGTCTATCTTTTTCAATACATAATTCTTCATATGTTTTTCCTCCAGTTGCTTCTCTAATCATCGCTTTAATATCTTCATCACGTAATTTTATAAAATTATCTCGAAGGTCATTATGAGTATTTTGTACTTCTGAAATTGTTTTTAGATATAGATCATATAATTCACGACTTATTAGTATTTGATATATAATTTGATTCATACTAAATTTTTTCTCTAATTCTCTTTTTTCTTCTTCACTTGCATTTGGAAATTTATCGGTATGATATTTTTTATTATTTTCTTTCCACTTCTTTTTTAATTCTTTTAAATATTCTTTGGTAAACATGTATTCTGAATCTGAAAATACTGTTTTGTCTAAACCCATAAACTCAAATATATCTACACGATTGTTTATTATACGAATAATTTCTTCATTATTAGATGTTTCCATTTATAAATTAATGATTAATAATATTAAATTAATGTTTAAATATTTGTTATTTTTTTATAATAAAATGTATGATATTTTTATAAATATAATGGACAACATTATAAAAAATTTAATTGTAACTGATTCTATAGCAGAAAATAATATGACCACTATAGATTCGATTATTCAACGAAATGTATTATATGGTATAAAATCCTATTACTATTTAACACCATGGATAATAATGAGTGCAAGTGTAAATGAAAATATATTTGAAACTAATATTAAACCAACTATTCATTTATTAATGTTATTTAATTTATTAGATATTATAAATAAACATAAAAATCAGGTTACATTGGATGTATTAATATTATTTATAGATGATGTTTTTAAAAATATTAACTTTGATAATTATAATAATTACCATGATATTAAAACATATGAACAATATGTTATTGATATTAATTCGATTAATAAACAAGAAAATGATATTTTCTTGATGGAAATATCAATTGTAATTTCTATTGTCGAATCCGATTATGAAAATATGTTAAATTTATCTTCTCAATTTATAAAAAAAATTACAAATAATGGAATAAAAATATTAAGTTTTATATCATTATCTATACTAATGTATTATGCAAAAAAATATTATTTGAATAAAAATAATTCTGATCCTGAAAAATGGTTAGATATGTTATTAGATCAATTTTTAAATTCAACAATTGATAAATATATTAATGATATTCAATATACTGATAAAAAAAAATTTACATTAATGTTAATTAATTATAAATCACATATGCCAGATAAAAATGATGATGAATATATACCATTATCACATGTTAGAATTGAACATTTAGAGAATATTTTTTGTGATAAAATAGATGAAAAAAATAATTATATTCCTGGTTCGACTGCAGATCAATTATTATTGATATCATATGATTTTTTTATAAATGCTAAAAATTGGTATGGTAGTTTAACAAGTAATTGTTTGTCATTTTGTCAAACTAGATGTGTCAACTTATTTGGCTCTATATTTTATTATTTTGTTAATAAAAATGTAGTTATGTTTAATAAATTTGATAAAATTAAATTAGATAATGATATAATTGTAACAATAAAATTATTTGAATCATTTATTAATCGTGCTATATGAATTAGTTATAAAATTATCTAAATTAACATAATTTAATTGAGTATTATTTGGGAATAATAATATAGTGTTGGTATCATAATCTAAAAAATAAATTTGTGGTAAGTAATTAGAATTATCTAAATATTTATTATCATTTGATATATCTATAGATATTAATTCAATATTTTTATTTTTTTCATATTTAGATTTAATTGGACTATAAATATTTGTAATAAAATTAGAATACAATTCATTATTTGAATTATGTAAAAACAATAATTTAGGTTTATTTGTTGGTTTACACACTAAATCATTTGTAGTATGAAAATAATCGTATATAATTAAAACTATAAGTATCCAGAGGAAAAATATAAATAACATTAAATGATAATTTTTCATAAATAATTAATATAAATTAACTGAATATATAGATATTATAATTTAAAATTAAATTATAATATTTTTTTCTTACTTATTATATATTATACTATTAATGAGTTTGACAGAACAAAAATTTAATTTTAATGAATTGAAATGGGCGGTTGTCCTTTCTTATTTACATACTAGCGGTAATGATGTCGTCAAAGTAAGCTCAGACCCAGTAAATTTTATTAATAAATTAACAGAGCATTACCAAAAATCTGCAGATTTTTTAAGATTTTTATTATGGGCACGTGAAATAAATGAATTTTTTACTAAATTGAATGATGTTTACAAGGATAAAACTTTAAATAAAATTAAAGAAAAATTTATTTCAAATGGTAAAAATACTTCCGATATAGTACAATGGGTTATGGCAAAATCGTGCATTGATCGTTTAGGTGGAGAACAATTAGATATAGATATTATCTTAGCTGTTGATTTTACAAATGTTTTTGCAGGAAAAGATCATAAACACTATGTTAGAGAACTTTTTAATATTTCAAAAAATGAATTCAATGATGAAAAATATTTTAAAATATATAAATTTGCAAATGATGAGACTCGTGCAGCAGATGGTACTATTGGACCTCCTGTATTTAAATTTAAAAATACAAATACAACCGATACAAATTATGAACATCTTTTTGGTGCAACTAGTGGTCAAAATAATGATGATGACGCACAACAAAGTGGAGGATTTAAACAATATGGTGGTGTAAAAGTTATCGAATTATTAATGCAAAAAATATTTAGTTTACCAATTCCAACAAATCCATCAAGTGTTTATAAACTATCTATGGGAAGATTTGGCATTGCTGTACCAATATCTAAAATACATTACAAACAATATGAATTTGCAATTATTGATAATCTTTCAGCAATGACAACTGGAACAAATTTTGGAACTCCTGTATATACATTTGACTTTGATCCAAATACAAATACATTTAAATTATTAAAAAATGGTAATGTTGTTGAAGATTCCTTGATTCAATTTGGTGTAAATAGTGAACATCAAAAAACATTAGGTATTAAAATTGCCGGTCAAGGTGTCAAACAAGCAATTTCAAACGCTTGTTCAAGATCAACTGGAAAAAAAGAAGATTGTTTAAGATGGATTAATAATAACATTGATTCAGGTGATAAATTTTCAAACGATGATGAATTCAAGGAAGTAAATCCAAGATTAGTTGTTGAACTATTAGATAAATTAAAATGGCCATGGATTTATGGAAAAGAAAACGGTAGAACAATTAAAACATATGGTACTAGCTTTGAAGAATATAAGAAAGTAAGAGAAAAAGAGAATGATACCATTCCAAATGTTAATCAACATGCAAAAGAATTTTTGGAAAAATGTGCGAAATATATTAATCAAGTATACATGGATGTATTAAATGATGGCAATCTCGTAATGAAAAAGAAATATCAAAATGTTTCACCTTCTGGTAAAATTGTTACTGAACAATTATCTTATCCATTATCATTAGCATTTGAACCAAACCAAGGTATATCATCAATGCTAAAACAAATCAATAGCGTAGGTATGACTCCAAATATCATCGCCAGAAACAATGCATACGCTAGTTTATTAAAAACATTAATTCATTCTGGTGGTGATCATCAAGTATTACCAATTGGTTATAATATGTTCAATAACAACAATAATCAAAATGGTGGATTACCACACGCACTATTTGTGCAAAGCATGATTGATGATTTTTATCAAAAATCGATTGACAGACTAATTGATGCGCTTAAATTAGCAAATAAACAACTTGATCAATCATCAGATGTTAAAATTAAACAAGCATTAATGGCATATAAATCAGCAAATGCGGAATTATCTGAAAATCATAAAACATTAAGACAATATCATAGAAATAATATTATTAATAAAGATCCAAAATACAATGTATCATTGGAAGATATGGAACGTTTTAATAAAGCATTTGATAATTCTGTAGATCAATTAAACAAAAGTGAAATAAGACTTGGGAAAGTCATTGTTTCCTTACAAAACTCATTAGTTGAAGCATTTGAAAAAAAAATAAATGAAAACACTGGTGTATAAATAAAGAAAAAAAATTGACATTTAATTGTATTGTATTCTATTTATTAAATAATATTACAATTATATTATTTAATAATGAATGAGATGAGTGAAATTAGTATTAATCTAAAGCAAAATAATGATATTAATAATACAGATAAACGTGATAGTATGAATATTGCAATTGTATGTAATGATGCAGATATCTACAACTTTTATGATAACCAAATTAATAATTCAAATATGTCTAATGAATCCGGGTTTGACTTAGTTGTTACTGAAGATATTACATTTACTAAAGAAAAACCTACACATTTAATCCCTCTAGGAATTAAATGTGTACCTAATTTTAATTCTGGATATTATTTATATCCAAGATCATCTATTTTTAAAACTCCTTTACGAATGGCAAATAGTGTAGGTATAATTGATATGACTTATCGTGGAGAAATTAAAGCACCTATTGATTTTCATCCACACTTATTTAACGATAACGAATCATATACAATTGTCAAAGGAACAAAATTATTTCAATTATGTAAACCTACATTAGAACCTCTAATCTATCATAAAGTGAATGAATCAGAATTATCAAATACAATTCGTGGTTCAGGTGGTTTTGGTTCAACTGGATTATCTATTGTATAAATATATAATAAAAAAATAAATCAATCTATTAATTTATTTTTTTTAATTGCTAAATGCTAAACCACCTTGACCATCAATTATTCTAAGAACATTCATACATAAACCATATAATCTAAATTTTGCAGGATTCAAATAATTTATTTCTTTATCAACCCCTACATTTATTACTATTTCATCCATTTTACTTAAATTACAAGAACCAGATGGTTGAGAACTATTTTCTGGAAATATTGAAAACGAATATAAATATAATCCATTTATTGCTTTATTAGAATGATGTTGATAAGATTGAATATTATTAAAATAAGATGATTTTCTGCTTGAAACTCTTTCAATACCATTCATAATTATTTGAACATTATTAATAATTTCTGATTGTTGGTTGTAATCCATAGAATAATTAGATTTTTGTAAAACATTATTATTAACTAGATAATCCATTTGTGCACGAAATATAAATTCTTTACAAGGTTGTGAATATCCGAAATTTAATTTTGCAAAATTATTTGTAATAGTACGATCATTATCATATATTAAGACATCTATTAAATATTCATGACTACTTTTTATATATTTTATTCTTTCATCAACATCCAAAAAAATATAATCGACTAATAAATAAGCATCTTTTAATGTTAATGAATTAATTTTTTCAAAATTACCTTGTTTATTAATATGAATAATTTCATTAACATCTTGTTTTGGATCAACATTATATGTTTCATCTAATGAATATATTTTGTATTTTGCTTTGAGATTAACATTTGATGAACTATAACTTAAAATTGGATTTGAGTTAATTTTATTATAATAAAGTCTATGTATATTATCATTCCGATTTTCAAAATAAAAAAATTTAATTAAATTTTTTTTATTGCCTATTTGTTGAAATAATATATCACCTGGCTTGAAATGAACAAAATTATTATCAATATCAATATAATGTGAAGGTGATAATAATAATACATCATTTATACTTGCAAATTCAACATTAATTTTAACATCTGAAAATTCTAATGCAACAATTGGTAACGATAAACCAGGATTTTTACAAAACCAAAATGATAATGGTATATGTAATAAATATTCATCTTTGTTACTACTAAATTCTGTTAATTCAGGAACATTTCCAATCATTTTATCTAATGATTTATTGTTATTTTTATCATTTGATAAAATTGACCATATATATAACCAATCACCATAATGACGATCGATTACATAACCACCAATTTCAATTTCTACAGATTTTATAAGATGCCAACCTAAATTTTGAACCCATGCACATTTATTCAATTCAGGAAGATCCAAAGATTGTTTTGGTAAATTTATTTTTGGGATGGTAACCAATAAAAATATTTTATGTAATAGATCTGCATTTTTTCCGATGGTACATGTTATTTTTTTATTAAAATCTGGTTTTGAATTAAAATTTTGTTTAACTGATTCAAAAGAAAAATTTGTATGTCGTTTATAAACATTTTTAAAAAATGTTATTTGTGGATTAAATGTGAGATATAAATTTTCATTTCCTTGTGCAACTAATTGTAACATTCCACCTGTCATGTTATTTTTATTATAATATCCTATAATAAAAATAAATAATTAACTTGGCCTTTTAATACCATAAAAATTAATATCTTATAATTAATATACACATGCACCATATCCACTAAACACACGAAAAATATTATAACTTCTAGATACAACATTAAACATCAAATAATTATTTTCATTATTTTCTTTATCCATGTCCCTTAATTCTATTTGTAATTTAATATCGTCTAATATAGAAAAATTTAAACTTCCACTTGGTTGATCTTCCATGGGTAATAATGAAAATGAATATGTATGTAATCCATTTATATGATTTGAATTATATTTTTGTCTTGGGATTACTGTAGTTGTATATATGTTATCATGATCCAATAAATTTTTACCACATATTATTATTCTAGATTTACTAATTGGTCCATCATCTTTATATTCCCTAATATTAAATATTTTTTTTTTTACACTTTCATATTCTGTTTTTGGAAACCAATCTAAATTAATATCATTTATACTAATATTCTCAAATAATATTAGATTATCATCATTTTGCATATTAGATAATGTATTATATCTATTTTTTAATATCTGTAAACTATTTGGAAAATAATCATTATACAATTTTATATTGTCAAGTGTTGCAAATATATTGTTATAAGTTGAACTATTATTTGTAAAATTAAGATAATCTTTTTTTAATAAATTATTTTCCGTCTTACAATACCACATAATATCTTTGACACAATTCTTAAAATTTAAATCAATTGTTTTTGAACCATTTAACATATCTTCTTTATTAACATAAACTGGCGATAAATATTGTATTTGTTGAATTAAATATTCATGTCTTGACTGTGCAAATTTAATTCTTTCATCCTCATCTAAATAAATATATTCTGTTATATAATATGGTTTTAATATAATATTATCATTAATCATATTACCATTTACAGAATACATTTTAAAATTATTATTATTAGTTATAACTAAATTATCTAAATTTTTAAATTTAACTTTGAATCTTACACTTGTATGTATTAAACTGACCAAAGGTAAATGTATTCCAGGTTTATTAAAGAACCATGGTAACATTATATATAATGTTGTACTCGGTAATTCATTGTTGTTTGTTAATAATTCTGACATATATCCAATATTTTGTAAATATTTTTTTGATTTTGATAATGATGTATTTAATCCATAATTTATATGTAAATAATCACCTGTTATTTGCTGTATCATTTCATCACCAACATACATTTCAATATAATCAATTATATTATGACCAAGATATTTTGTCCATTTACCCATTTGTAATTTTGGATTATAAATTGTATTTTCAGGAAAATTTATACAATTAATTATATTATCCGTCACATCAGTTCGATATTTTTTTATTCCTTGTAAATCCATATTTTTACTTATTATATTGTTATTAACACTTTCTAACATGATTGGTAAATTATTATCAAATGTACTATCATACCAAAATAAATCATTGTATTTCAAAAAATCACCAAAACCATAATATTTACCATATTCATTGTGTAACTTACTTATTAAATCATTCAAATAATCTTTAATTGTTATATTAATATCATTCTCATATTCATACTTTCCACCTAAATATTTCGATAAATAATTTTTTGTTTTATCAAATATATCATAATAATCATTATATTCATCCAATATATGTATTATATTGAAATATTGTAAGTTAATCATATTTTCATCATTACCATATATTTTATCTAATATATTTTGGAGTCCTCCATATATTTTTTCCCCGTATGAATTTACAATAAAATTATCATCTAAATTTTTACTTAATTTTTTATTAATATGTAGATATGTAAATATTGAATCATTTATTATTTTATCAATATATAAATAATAATTTAAAACATTACAATGACACTTATCATAAAAATTATTTTCAACATCTAATTGTATTTTAATAATGTATTTATCTAAAATCAAATTATCTTCTATATTAAGTATATCAAATGAAAAATTTGTTTTTCTTAATTGTACATCAATATTATAACCATATGTCAATAAAATATCTATTTCTTCGAATGATTTATTTATTTTTTCTAAATTTTTTTTCATTAATTGACTAACATCATTTTGAATAATATTATAATAATTTATTCCATTTTTTGTTAATTGAATTCTTTCTACATTAAGTTTATTATTATTATACGTATAAATATATCCATCAGGTAAATCTGTAGTTCTTACTAATCTTCCATTAACTAAATATAATGTTGGATATGTTAGTTTTCCATTTAATATTGTTTCTACACAATTACCATCATATCTTAATAATGTTAGTAATAAATAATTTATCATTTTAATTTGACTACCATTTATATCCTCGTATGCAATCACATTTGAATTATATGATAATTTATAATTTGATAATTTTAATATCAATATCGAATCTAAATAATTATGATTGCATAAAAATACTTTGGGAATTTCGATCTCATTTATTTTAATTTTTCCAATCCAATCATCAATTACAAAAGATTTATTTTTCTGTCTATGTAAGAAATCAATACATTCTCTATTATATTTTATTTTTGTAACATTATCATTTTTAATGGTACATATAAAATAATCATTAATTGTTATTTTATGTTCTGGAATCATTTGTACCATCAAGTATGCCAAATAATAATAATTGCATGGCAATACCATATTTGATATTTCTACTAATTCATAATTATTAACAAACATATTATCTATTTGTTCATCCCATTTTTCCAAATATACAGATAAATTATTATTTTCATCAAAACGATCTATTAAATATTGTGTATCTACATTCATGGAACTCATAAATAAATCTATTTTAGTTTCAACCATTGTTATCTGTTCATCAGATAATATATTACTATAATTTGATGTGTAATTGTATAAATAATTACGAGGTAATCTTATATAATATTTATTATAATTTAACACATCATAATTATTACCAAAATATAATTTAATTAATCTCCAAATAATTAATTGTTGTACTTTTAATTTGAAATATCCTATTTGTTCACATTTATTTATAATACAATCATGATAATAATAATTATCTAAACTATTAAATATATCTATTTTATTATTATGTACAAATGTTAAAATATCCATTACTTTCTGTTTTGAAATATTTATTCTCGCGTTATTTACTTCATATATATGTTGTTTAATAGACAAATAAATTTGATAAGTTGATTTGCCATAGTATTTTTTTAATTTAATTAAAAATGTCTTAATGTCATTTAATTTAAGTTTATCATTGATTGTACTGTTGATTAAAATTGATTCTATACAAAATGTTTCATCATAATTACAATATGGATATATATTATTATTATATTTATAATTCGATACTAATAAATAATCATCTAATGAATTTGATTCGACATTGCTGGAAATATCATAACTATTATTTGTATTTTGTTTATTTAAAATTTTAAGAATTTCATTAAATTTAAATTGTTGAACATCATATGATAAATTATTTATATTGGACAACATTTTTTTCATTAAAAAGTTATAATTATTTAAATTAATAAGATCATCAAATGAACAATTAAATGAATATATTTGATTTAATTTATAATTTAAATACAAACCATTGTAACATCCATTTGATATATATTTATATGGATTGATTATTTGTAATATAGTGTATATTATATCATCAATCGTATTTACCATATTTGATCTCATAAACACTTTTTTAAACGTATTTTGTAATATCGTCAAATCATTTATTGAATAATTTTTAACCATTCTACTTAATAATAAACTATTGTAATTTTGTATATCTTGTATATCACTAAGTGCAGATGTAAAATAGATGAAATCATTATCCGCAGACATAAAATACCAATTTAAATATAATGTATAATCAACATTATCTATTTGATTAAAATTATTAAATATTTCATAACAATACGCGTTAACTAATTTAAATGATGAATATAATGATTGTTTTTTATTTTTTAGTTTAAGTGAATCTAATCGAGTATATATAATTTTAGGATTATCAATATCATTAATATCATTAATATCGAAAGTATTGTCAACTTGAATATCTATTTGTTTATAAATTTCATTGACATTTGTAACCAAAAACAACCGATATATATTATTTTTGATATATATTCCAATATAGTCATTACGAAGTATATCACCTATTATATTAACTGTTAAACGACATATATCATTAATTTTTTGTGCATTCAATATATAAATTTGATTATTAATGTTTTGTTTATTTAATGTATACTTATTGTAGTTATCATATAATTTATCATAAGTTACTTTCGAAATTTCTAATATATTTTTATTATCATCATAATATTTTATATTGTCATTTATAATTGACTTTTGATCATTTATTATATCTTCGATTGTATTTATTTCTAAAATTTCATTAGACATGTTTAAAATAAATGGTGAATTATCTGTGTTGTTTATTGTATTACTGAAATTATTTATTTCTTGTATGTCATAAGATAATATATTGTTTATTTTATCTATATTGTTACTAGTTGTTGAACCAATATTTTCGTAATTTAATATATTATCTATAGTATCATTATATAAATTTACAATCAATTGACCAAATATTAACATACCATTTAATTCATATCCATTAAATAAATAATTAATGTATTTATAAACATATTCAATTACATTTTTGTCAATCTGTTCATCTAAATATATAATTTTATCATATCTTTGTTCATATATCACAAAATATTTATTTATCAAATAAACATTTTCATCCAAAAATATCAAATTGTCATGTAATATTTTTTCTAATATATTCATACAACTGTACAATTTTATTATGCAATTCTCAATTATAATCCATTCAACCAAATTATATCTACCTAATAATGATTCATATATATTTTTAAATGTAATTATATTGTCAATCAAAAAATAACATCTATCTAAAGTTGTTGTATTTATAAATACATCGAATTCATCAATATATTCACCATTCAGTTTAATCATCTCTTTTAAATAATCATATATATGTTGTATTCTATTTTCTAATTTATCTTCTTCAATAATATTCCAAACTAAATATTCATTTCTATTTGTCCTATAACTCATTCTTTTTAGATTTTTTATAATATCATCATTAGTATATGTAAATAATAGTAATATATATTGGTTTACATCAAATAAATATTTATTAATTAATTCTTGTGCGATTAATTTATTAATAGCTTCATAGCCAATCATATTATTAAAATTATGTGAATATTTTACATAAATTCTATTATTAGCAGATAAATTTTGTACTCCAATAATCTCTTTGTACAATGTTCGATCTTGATCTTTGTTAATTGTACTATCATCAGATGAAATTATATCGCTTATTTTCATAAAAATTTCATATAATAGTTGATACATATCAAATTTAATTTCTTGGAAAATTCGAGGATTATTAATATTATTTGTTCCATCAATTAATGATACAATAATATATCTAATATAATCCATTATTAACACATTACCATTATAAATTTTATTATCGTCAAATAAATTTGTCTGATTATCTATATTTAAATTATATAATTCTCCATATTTTAATAATGTATTATATGGTTCCGTAATGTTCAAATATGAATAAAAATTGATTCTGTCACATTGCCAAACAATATTACTATAAATTCGATAATATATACTTAATACATTATTTGCATATTTACCAATATATCTTTTTCCATCATAAATAATATACAAAAAATTATTATATATACCTATATTGTAGTTTATTGAATAATTTATTAGTAATATTGATGAATCATCGTTATCTATATTATAATTGAGATATTGATTTATAAGTAAATTATAATACCTATTATTTGTTATAATAATTATTTTATCACCATTTGACATTTTTTTTATTTTATCTGTTCCATAATATGAATTTATATTAGTTACATATTTTTCATTAATTGTAGTTACAACACCATTTATTTTAATTCTATTTTTAAGTAAAATATTTTTTTGAACATTATTGTTATAAGATATATCAGATAATGTAATGGAATCCCCTGAACCGACATTTATTATGATACCATTTGTTAATACAACATATTTATTATTTTCCAATAGTTCTATATTATATTTAATATCAATTGTATCTAATTCATTCGATATACCATATAATCCAATTTTACTTACCACATTACTATTAAATAAATACATATTCTCAATCTTATTTGTCGTATATATATATTTATCTACAGAATATACCTTGATTTCATCATGAAAATCATAAAAATTATAATTACCTGTATTAGAACCATAAAAATTATTATTATTACTCAAAATATAATAATTATCAGTAAATGATTGTGTATAATCTAATGTTTCATTTGTTACAAACGAATTTTGATTTGAATCTTGTAATTTATCTTTGCTGTATTTATATAAAATATTAATTTGTATACCATTATCTAATATTAATTTAGCACCTTGATCAATCATTTTACGAACATCTTTTGGATAATTATATATTGACTGAACTATAGGATGATCTGGTTTTATATTATAATATCTAATTTCATATATTGTTTCATTAGAAGTGGTTGTAATAGTTGTATATGGTATAATATTTATAATAGACTTCTCATGACCTATTATATATTGATAATTATCTGTACCATTCATTAATTTAGGATTATTAATTTCTGGCATTTTAATATAATCAGATGTTTTTAATGATTTTAATAAATAATATGGTTTTGCATATTTATTTCTATTTTTAACTACATTTATGCTATTTGTATTAAAATCAAAAAATAAATATTCTAAATCAATACAATCATCATGAACTACATACATTAAATATTTATGCTGATTAATTTCATTTAATTGATTGGTAAAAGATATTGTATCAATAGTTGGATAATATAATTTAAGTTCCTCCGTATTTTCAATATAATTTCCATTAAGTAATTGTACAAATGAACTATCATTAACATTATCAATTGTTGAACTATATCGAGTTGTATTTAATTTAATTAATATATTATTACCTAATATAATTCTATAAAATTCAATATATACATTGTAAATTTCATTTATGTTATCATCATTTTTTTTAACTAATGCAATTATATCAGATTTTAATGCAAATAAATTAATAACCGGATTATCTATTGTTGGGAATGTATATGTATTTTCTTGATTTAAATCATCTAAGTGTATTAATTGATTATCATTTGTATACACAAAAATATGTTTATAAAAATTACAAATATGATTTACAATGCTATCATATTTATATATTTTATAAACATATGTATCATAAATATAATATAATGAATTATTATTTTGTATTAATATATCTTCACCTATCAAACAAATATGTTTAATTTCATTAAAATAAATATTATTTGTATTATGTGGAATCAAATATATATTACTTGAAGACCCATAATTACCATAATTATTAATTACAGTTTTACTAGTAGTATCAACTAATAATATATTATTGTTATTTTGTACATTAATATTGATTTTACATCTTAAATAAATATATTTATCAGTTACAGTATAAATATTTTGTAATGTTTGATTTAGTGAATCAAAATTGTTAATATTATAAATAACATCATTTATTATTAATTTATTATTTCCAATACAATATAATATATTATTTGCAAATAATGCAAAATCAATATTTGTTATGTTATCATATGTAACACCGTTTAATCCTAAAAATAATGCTAATTCTTTATTAAATGAAATTGTATATAATAATGATTTATTTATGGATAATTTTAAAATTTTAAATTCTTTGGTTATTATATTTCTGTCTTGCAACATTTTGATATTTTCAATTGCAATATTATATGACTGTATATTATTAAATATTATTTTATCACCATCATAATAATATTTTCCATAAATAATTCTACTATGTTGTTCATCAGTTATTTTAAAAATACGATGATTATCATCAAATAATATATATTCTTTACCATATGAGTATGATATATTAGTAATCTTGATATCATATAAATATTTATTTAATGTACTAGCATATATGTATATTGAATCTATTGTTGAAATATAATCATAATTATTATATGATGATATCATATATAATTTATCTATATGTTTATATTGATTATCAATTGAATATGTATTTGTATTATAATTTATAATTATTTTATATATTATATTATCATCTGTCTTAATATACAAATAATTATTTAGTGACATATTTAAAATTTCTAATTTCATCCATGATTCATTGGTACTATTAATTTCAATTATTGAATTTATGTTTGAAGTATCATTATCTAAATAAATAATAGTTTGTCCGTTTAGTTCATTTATTAAATTTTCAATTTTGAATATTTTAATAATATTTCTGATATCTGTATAATTTTTATCTATATAATGAATTATAATATAATTATGATCATATTGTATTGTTACATATGGATCATTAAATTCGCAAATTAATTCAGCATTTAAATTTTGATCGACATTTAATGCAATTTTTGTATTGCTTACCACAACATATTTATTATTATTATAAAAAATATAATTTGTATTAACATCATATTTACTTGAAAAATCTTTTTTTTCTAATAATTTAATAGTATACAATATTTGTGTATCAGTATGTAAGATAATTTCGAATGCATATAATATAATTTCATTTGTTAGCAAATATAATGTATATTTATTCGTACTAACATAAAGTATATTAATATTTTTAATATCTGAAGAAACAATTTTAATTATCGTATCATTTTCATATACAATAAAATTTAAATCAATTATATTTACATAAGAATTTACGGATAATGGTAATAAATGTATTGTTATAAATGTATCAAATATTGTGAATAAATAATTTTCATATATTATTTGATTACGAATTTCATTCAAAGTATATTTTTTTTGTAAATATGAAATATTACTATTTTTTGCAATATTATCAAATGCATTATTTAATCCCAATATAACACTTTTCCCATCAAAAATACCAGATACGTAATATTCTGTATTAATACAAAAGGTTGATGTAGGAATATAATTAAATAATTCTAATTTAACAACATGATTTAATTCAGTTATATAATATAATATATTGTCATTATTTACATTGTCAATTATGTATTTCCTATCACTGAAATTTGCAAACATAATATTATTTAACTTACAATTATCAGTATTAATATCATCATTCCACTTAATTTTATTAAATTTTGGTATTAATTTTTTTATATTATAATTAAATAAATTTGTTATTTTATTATTCTTGATAACATATATATCTGATTCATTATCTAAAATAATTGTTTTTTTTGAATTTTCTGATGTTACAAATGTACTTGGATTATACAATTTTACTGATATTTTAGTTATTTCATTTGTATTTTTATTAATTTTATTCAATACATAACTATTTGTGTGTATTGAACAACGAGTCTGAGATGTTAATATATTTGGAGAGCTAACTATCAAATATTCACTTTTGAATGTGTCATTAATAATAACATTTGTAATATCAATTGATGCATCTGGATATGTTAATTGAATATTACTTGTTAATGTTGCAATTGTACCTAAATATTTCATTTTTTTTATTTTATCATAATTACTAAATTCATTTCCATATGTTGTTGTAATTTTAATATAATTACTAATCATGTCTGTTAGATTATTTTTAATAAATTCATATAAATAATTGTATTCGACATCATTACTTTCTCTGTATAAAAAACTATTTTCTTTATTTGTTAAAATATAATTACGTATTAATGTTAATGAATTTTTTAATGTTGTATTACTACTTAGTAAATCTTCTGTAAAACTATTACTTGTAATATCATATAATAATTCTGAAACATTCATTAAAAAATTTTTACCATTAAACATATTTTTGAAAAAATTTAACAAATACGACCCATTAAATTTTATTGGTGATAATAATATACCTCTAAGATTATATAATATTCTTTCATTACTTAATCCAATTATTTTAGTACTATTTATATATTCATTATAATTTTGTATTACATCATTATTTAATTGTGTAAAATTATATTTGATAACCGGTATTGTAAAATTATTATTTGTTAAAATTTCAATTGAACCTGTAATAATATCTGAATTATAATCAATTGTACTAATTACAACATTATTGTCATCTATTATAATTTTAGATATTACAAAAACACTTATTAATTTTTTTTTATCATTATTCCCAGTAAATATATACAATATACCGTTTGGCAAAAAATAATTTGCATATTTATTTTCTAATAAAAATTCATATGTTAATGTTCCAGTTGTATTTGCTTTAATTTTATATTTTGTATTTAATTTGTATAATGTTCCATTTAAATTTGATCCAATATATGTATTAATTGTATCTATTTTATCAATATCATTTTTAAAAATCGTACATTTTATTCCATACATGTTATTTTCAAAATATATTGTATTAATCTTAATTAAATTTATAAAACGTTTTGTACTTGCACTAATAATTATAAAATAATCGTTATTGTTAATTTCATTATTAAAACTAGATGTTAAATTTATAATATATTGAGTCCATAAAACATATGTATTTATTATGTTTTTTTTATAATTTTTAATTTCTGAAATTGGTTGATTTGTTATTTCATAATAACTTATAAGTTCGTTTGATTTTAAAACATTATAATTTAATGAATCGATAAATAATTTATTAAATTGATTATATGTTTTTATTAAGTCATATGAATCATTTTTTTTCTTCAAAAGAATATCATAATTTTTATCAATTGCATAAAATATAGGATATATATTTGATTTATTCATCAAAAGATTTCCAATTTTTAACTTTATATTTGTACTATTATTAAATATTATAATCTTATTTATTGACATTTTTGTTGTATTTAATATATTGTTTAAATTATCTTCATTTAAATTTAGAATTTTTTCATAGGTAATTGTGTAATTCAGCTCATCTGTTTTGTCAAATGATAATTCTCCAGATAAAATTGAATTATATATATATTCAAAATTATGTAAATTTGAATTACCATCAGGATAAATTAATAGTAAATTCTTATCAATTGATTCAACATATTGTGATAAATTATAAAATAAATAGTCACGTAAAATTGTTGATTTATTAATATTATCATATATGTTTTCTACATTATTTAATAAATTGTTATTTTTTAAATATTCTTTTATTTTATCTGATAACTTAATTTTATAATCAAATTTTATTTTGGGAATATCTACTCTAAGATTTAATGATTTTAATAAATCTCCATAATTTTGTAATGTATATGTATTTGTCATATTATTTTTTGAAATATCTATAGGAATATCAATAAATTCAATAGAAAATAACGTTGGTTTTAAATAAACTTTTTTGAAAAAGGTTATGTTCGGATTTTCTATAAATAATTTATCTAAATTACCATATGATATTAATTGTAATATGCCTCCTGTCATAAACTAATATACTTTATAAAATCTTTATTTAAATAATATTTTTACAATAAAATTATTATTTATTGCAATTTTTAATAAAATTATTATTTAAAATAACTCCTAATGTGAATCATATAATAATTATTATGTACTAATTCATATTATAAAATATAAATTAATATATTTATGAAAAAACTGTTGCAACTAAGCCATGATGAAATCTTAAAATGTTATAATTAATACAATACATAATTAAATTATAATAAAGTCCATTTGCTTTAAGATATTTAGTAAACAATTCTTTGATATCAAATATTAATGTTTTATTTTTGATTAATGAAAAATTACATGTACCTGATGGTTGAAATTCTGTTGGATGTAAACTAAACGAAAATACATTTGTACCATCTGAAGGAGTATTATTATAGTATTGATAGGGGACAACATAGTTAAAGTATTCTGAAGTTATTTTTTTACTAGTTCTATCGATACCATTAAATTGGATATATTGTGTATTAATTGGATTAAATGTATTTAAATCAGAATCATTATAAACGATACCATAAAAATTATCATAATAATCAGCATAATCAAAAAAATCAGTATAAATATCAATATAATCATTTCCTGAATTAATTATTTTATATTTTCCGTCATAATATTTTGTATATTTCAGGTATATATATGAGTTTGAAAAATAATATTGATTAGTATCATTTTTTTTATTTATTTTTATTCGAATGATTCCATTTAATTGTTTAATTATATCGTTAATTTCAAATATAAATGGCATGTAGTATAAGTTATTTAATTTGTACTTTTTTGTTAATTGTGTTTCTTTGATAATCCAATATAATTCTTTAATTGGATGAAAAAATTCCATTTTTAATGAATAATTATTTACATTAATATCATCTGTAAATATTTGTTGATAATCTTGTATTAAATATTCATGAGAAAATTGACTAAATTTAGTTTTTTCATCAATGTCTAAATAAATATATTCAACTAATAGTGAACAATCACCTAATGATAATAAATTACTTAAATTTATATCAGGGTTATTAAAAAAACAACATTTATCTAGTGAATTAAATTGAACGTTAAATTCAATATCATGATATAACATTGAAACCAAAGGTAAATTGTTACCATTATGTTGTGTAAACCAAAATGGTAATGGAATATATAATGTTCTTGATTTTTTAATTTTATTATCATAATTAGTTAAATCGACTACATTTCCAATCATTTCATCTAAATTTTCTGAATGTTTGTATAACGTATTTAGTTTATAATATATATTTAAAAAATCAGTATCAACATTAGCAATATTATTGCCACCAATTATTACAGAACATGAATTAATTAAATTAAAACCTAAATTATCAATCCATGAGAAATATGCTTGTGTAGATTCGACTTCTGTTTTACTTTGTTTTAAATTTTTAATAATAATAAAAACTTCTTGTTCTTTTTTTTCATAAATTGTGATCATTTGTTTAATAAAATTATTGATATCATTAATTAGTTTCAAACGATTTATTTCATTACCGATATACTGTGATTTTATTGATAATGGAAATTTTTTTTCAAATTCAACAATTGAATTACCATTTTTAATATTTATTACAAATGAATTAATTTTTGATGCATTTTGTGATATTTTTTCTGCTTGTAAAATAGTATAAATTTTATTCCAATCACAATTTGTTATTTTAATTGCAATTTTAAGTTTATTCAAAAAAAACAAATTATATTTAAAATATTCTGAATAATTTGATAACATTATATTATATTTTTTAATATTATTATCTAATTGTTGTATTAATTCATTCGATTGGTATTTGTCATATTGAATAGATACTTCTGGTATGTTAACAACTAAGTATATTTTAGAAAGTAGATCACCTATTTTTGGAATTAATGTAATAGTTTGTTTATCAAAATTAGGTGTTCCGCTTAATGGAACATATATAGATTCCATTGAAAAATTCGTATATTTTCTATAAACAACTTTAAAAAACGTAATTTGCGGAATTCCTGTTAAAAAAAGGTCTTGTGTACCATGTGCAACTAACTGAACTAAACCTCCGGTCATAATTTATAAAAATATAATTAATAGATTTTTGTAACTTGAAAAAAATAATTTATATGTATAATTATTTTCTGTTAAATAATTATAAATATATAATGTGTACAAATTATGATAGTCATAAATGTCCTGAATATTATACAGATTCAAATGAAATGATAAAAAAATTAACTAAATATTTTATAGAAGGTTTTGTTGTTGCACTTGTCTTACGTTGGGTACCATCTCGTAATTTATCTGTAAAAGAAATAGCTATTATCAGTTTAGTTGCTTCCGGTACATTAATTCTTTTAGATACATATTCACCAAAAATATCAAATAGTTATCGTAATGGTATTGGTCTTGCATTAGGTGCACAAACTGTATTATCAAAAAATATTTTACCTTAGAATAAAAATTATATTGATGATATATATTGCCATTTAAGATATTTACATATTTTTTCCCAAATTTCATCTTGTTCTCTTAATTTTGTTGCTGATTTAAGTAATGTAAAATGTGGCAAAAAATGGTCTAATTCTAATAATTCAAAAAATTTATAATAAACATAATTATAATTCAAGAAGTTTTTTCTGTTTTTTGGTTTAAAAATTTCAAATGGATTTTGAATTTCTTTAAACATTGATTTTAATTTTTCTTCAATTTCTCTAGTTATTGTTGGTGAAGGTAAACCAGTTAATTTATTTATAATAAATGGAACATGTTCGAAATATTGATTTAATTCTAATTTTTTTAAAATTGATCTCATTTTATTTTTTTTTAGTTTATTTGGATTTGTTATTTTTTGTTTTTTTATTTCTCCAATAATCATATTTATAATTTTTGGTGGAATTTCGGTTGATTCTTTTGCTTGAAATTGATTCATTAGTTCCGAAAAATGATTCATTCTTTTGTATTTTGTACTTTTATTTTCATAAAATGGATCTTTGAAATTAATTTTTTCCATATCAACTATAATTTGATCACTATGACCACATTCGAGACAAACCATATAACCATCTGTAGATTGTAATATTTTTTCTACTCCGCAATCTTCACAAATTTGTGACATTGTATTTTGTTTTTTATTTGGTTTATTAACAGTACATTTTAAATAATCTTCATATACTTCGCTAGATTTACTTATTTTTTTTTTACTAGTTCCATCAAATAAACTTAATAAAGTTGTGCTTTCACTTTGATTTTCATTATTTGCATTATTTGCATTAGTTACATTAAAATCAGTTGTTTGATATGAATTTTTATTATTATAATAATTTGTTAAATTATCAATATTAACTGCAAAATAATCCATTTCATCATTATTTGAATTTATTTTTTCAATAATTTCTTCAATATTTTCAATAGTTTCAATTATTTCAGCTTTTCTGTTAATTTCGAGTATAGTGTATTTAATTAATGGTTTGTCATTGAGATTTTGTAATTCATTTTTTAACATATTTATTTTATTTTGATATTTTGGTATACTCTTTTTTTGTTTATCAAATTCAGACATAAATTTATTGTGTATTATATCAATTGTACCATAATTCAGCATCGAATTATCATTTTTTATTGTTTTTTTTAATGTATTATATTTTAATTTTTTTGTAATAAATGTGTCTTCCATTAAATAAAGTATATATATATAAATATTAATATTATCTATAAATAATAAAAACATAATATATATTTTTTTATAGAGCATAATTAAAAACAAATAATTAAACTAAACATCTATCCATTTAAAAATATGTATATAGAACATAAAAATAAATATGAACAATAAAAATAATAAATATATAAAAATATATAGTTTAGAATTTTAATTGTTATTTATGCGGTTTTCAAAAAAATTTTTTTCTGTGCCTATATATATATTATAATATAATGACTGGTGGTGGATTAATGCAGCTCGTCGCATATGGAGCACAAGATTTTTATTTAACTGGAAACGCTCAAATTACCTACTTTAAAGTAGTTTATCGTAGACACACAAATTTTGCAACTGAATCCGTTGAACAAACATTCAATGGTTCAGCGACTTTCGGTGGAAAAGCCGTATGTAACATTCAACGTTCAGGTGATTTAATCACAAAAATGTATCTTAACACAAAAATATCTGGTAAAAGCACTGGTAATTGGGCATGGGTCCGCCGTGTCGGTCATGCCCTTATTCAAGACGTAACACTCGATATCGGTGGAACAACTGTCGATAAACAATATGGTGATTGGTTAAACATCTGGTATGAACTTGCCCGTAATTATGCTCATGACCGTGGTTATGACAAAATGATTGGTAACACTCCAGAACTTACAACTATTGGTGTAGGTGAAAAATCAGTAAACCTTTGGGTTCCATTACAATTTGCATGCTGCAGAAATGATGGACTTGCCCTTCCAGTAATTGCCTTACAATATCACGACATTAAAATTAGCTTTACTTTTGAAAGACTTGATCGTCTTATAAATCGTGATAGTGCTTTTGGCACCCCATCATCTGCTGACTTCAAAATGGAAGCTGCTTCCCTTTTTGTAGACTATGTATACCTTGATGATGAAGAACGTAAAAAATTCGCTCAAGCTTCCCACGAATATCTTTTCGAACAACTCCAATTCTCTGGTGCTGAATCTTTAGCCAACAAAAATAACAAAATCAGACTTAACCTCAATCATCCATGCAAAGAACTTGTATGGGTAACTAAATGTGAAAAATATTCAACTGGTCAAAAATTCCTCGCATTTAACCCAAGCAATATGGAAGAAACTCGTGTACTTGCCACAAAACGTTTTGCATTAAAATGCGCTAAATATACTACAGGTAATGTTTTAGATTTAGAAGAGGATACCAATAAATTACAAATAAAAGATGCTGCAACTTACACAAGCTTTGGAACTATTTTCGACAGAATTGGCGCCGTATCAACCTCAAATTCACCAGATGCAGATGCTTTAATTATTACTGGTGAACTCTTGACTTGGGAAGAATGTTCTAAAACAGTTGGCAGTTGGTCTCTTCCAACTCCAAGTGCAGGTGACGGACACGCTGATAAAGATGTTGTTGTATTCCAACATGATAACTATGGTGTATTCTTAGATGGTTCAGTTAACCCAACCAGTGAAGTACTTTTACAACTTAACTCTCATGACAGATTATCTAAACGTGGTGGTGAATATTTCAACTATGTACAACCATACCAATGCCACACTAACACACCAGCCGATGGTGTTAACGTTTTAAGCTTTGCTTTAAACCCAGAAGAACATCAACCATCTGGAACTTGTAACATGTCTCGTATTGACAATGCTACCCTATCATTATTAGTAAACGATAAAGTTGTTGGTGTAAATGGACAATCAAGTGTTTACATTTATGCGACCAATTACAATGTATTAAGAATAATGTCAGGAATGGGTGGTCTTGCTTATAGTAATTGATCGATTCTTTCTGAACGTCGCACCTTAAAAACTAAACAAAAGATGAAATATATAAAAATAGAATATTTATACATTAAATTCAAAAATCCATAAAAAAAATTACTTATTTACTTCTTTTAAAATATTATACCTTTGATATTTTAAATTTCGATTATATTTTTATTGCTGATATACATATCAAACATCATACCAGCAATTTCTTTAATGTTATTGTTAATGTATTTATTTAATTCATTAACTTTCATACTAATGTATTTACTCGTTTTATCAATTATTATTTGTTTTTCATCAATTGTTAGTTTACGTTTATGGTATATTTGACAATATTTAATTAATAGATTGTCTAAAACAAAATCACGTTTTAAAAAATTACAATCGCCACAACAAGGCAAAACATTATTTTTTTCATAGCCAATATTATTATCAATTCTATCAACTCCATTTGTATGAAAATCATATGATTGCTTACCGCATAAATAACAACTTTGAGATATAATCATATTAAATTCTTCTTTTGATAAGTCAAATATAAATTTTTCGTTTTTTTGTGATTTTTTATTAGCTCTTTTTGCATATTTTATATATTTATATTTTATATCGCTATTACGATCTCTAAACAATTCAGAATAATCAAATTGATCATCTATTAATCCTAAATATGAAATTATGTGATGTATTTTACCGATAAATTCATTTAAACTTAAATCTTTTTTACTGTAATTACACGTCTTACAACACGTCACACAATTATCAATATTATAACCCACGTTATTGTCAATTCTATCAATGCCATTAAAATATTTTTCTCCATTGTCATTAATATCTTTACAATAAAAACATTCTTCTTTCATTAAACTTTGTGCATTTTCATCTGTTAATTCATAATTAATATTTCTTTTTTCAGCAGATTTAATATAGTTTGATGTCAATATAGTTAAACTTGTCTTTTTTAAATCATTTTGTTTCTGTCTCATATGTGGATTTGCATCTAAATACTTTTTCATCCTTTTTGCCATCAAAGCTAAATATTTTTCATCTCCTAACACTTCTCTCAATCTCATTCGATGCAAAATAGTATACATTTTATAATGTTCTGGATTAGTTTCTTTTAACATTTGCTTATACGCTTTGCGTCTTTCTTTAACTTCTAATCTGTTTTCATATTCAAAATAATCTCTATCACGATTAATTCGTTTATCGTCTGCACGTTTACCTGCTTCACGACATTTTAAACATCGTTCATAAATAATTATTTCATTTGACAATAAATCTTTTTTATCACTCATAAAAATATCAAATTCATACTCTTTAAAACATGATGTACATTTTTTCTTATTATTTTGATTATCATTGATTTTATTTTGATTTATAATATTTGCTCTTTTTTGGCGATCTTTTGTGGCTAATAATAATAAACATTTATCACATGAATTTGTTGGATAATTTATGTTTAATTCAGTTCTACAACCAAAATGATTATATTGATAACATGGTTTCTTATCATTATCTTTCAAATACGATAACCATCCAATAAATTGATGTTTTCCACAATAAGACGAATAAACTTCTGGTAAATTAAATGATGGTTCAACTACTTTTTTATATTTAATTTGATCAAATTTACAATCAACATGTAAACATTTATCATTATTTTTTATTGGTTTTTTTCTGTTGCGACATTTTTCACATACTTTGAAACCATTAAATAGATTACTAGATAATAATAGTCTACAACCACTACATTTTAATAATATTGTATCAGTCATATATGTTTTTTTATTGATATTAACAATTATTAATAAATTACATTTTTTTAAATGGCAAAATGATTGGAATAATGGTACCTTTGATAATATTTGTTTTAGGATATCTAAAAGGTATTAATACAATTTCACCATATTTTAATGTATTATTTGATTTATCTACAACCATATTTTTAATGCTAAATAATGTTGGACTGTCTGATATATTTACTTCAAGATTTTCATTGAATGATACAAATTTATTGTAGATGTTTGAAATATTTGATTCGCGATAATTACTAAAACAATAATTCATACTACTATCTTTTTCAAAAATAGATATTATACTCATTAATATAACATCTTCATTGTCAATCAATTCAGATGTTCTCGCATTAATCAATTTACATTTAAAAATATAACTTCCTGATATTAATATAACATCCGTCATATTATAAATATTTTTTTCATTTTCATTTACAAAAAATAGTCGATTATATTTATGATCAACATCTAATAATTTACCATCTAATGATTTAATTTTGTATGTATTGAAATTTTGTAGATTATTAAAACTATTAATTAAATCATGATATGGTGCTTTGAGTCTGCGTTTATCTAACTGGATATAATTAGTTGGTTTATCATTAGTAGTTGAAATACATTCACCAGTTGGTAACCAAATAACATTATGAAATTTATTTCTTTTTAAGTCACACAAATTTGAGTTAAAAATGTTCAATATTTAGTAATTATAATATATAATTATAAAATAAAATCAAATAAATAATTTAAGGATAATTATTACTATAATTATTATTATAATATAAAATGCCACAAAAAATCGATTATTTAATTGAGGATGATGAAATTCCAGGACAGAAATATTTAGTTATTTCTATTTTATCACCCGGATTTAATAAAAATTTAGAAAAATACGACATTAGAGGAATTAAAATTCGTGGAGTATATGCAACATATGAAGAAGCACAAGAAAGATGCGTATATTTACAAGTTGCAGATCCAATTCATAATGTATTTATAGGTGAAATAGGTAAATGGTTACCATTTGTAGATGATCCAGATAAAGCAAAAGATTCACAATATGCTGAAGCCAAATTACAAAAATTGATGAAAACATATATGGAAAATCAAGTTAAAGCAAAACAATTATATGAAGCTAGAAAGAATGAAATGATGATGCAGGCAATGACAGAGGAAATGAACAAAAAAGAAAAAAATAAAAAAAAGAAATCAAAAAAATCAAAAAAATCAAGTAATCCTTCTAGTCAAATAGATCCTAATGAGGATTTTGATTTATCTGGATTAAGATCTGAAAAAATTATTAATGTTAATACTGAACAAGTAGATAATGAATGTGAACAAGATATGGTTAATAAAAATAGTGTATCAAGTGGTTCAAGTGATGAACAAAATATTGATGAAAATGATGAAAAAAATAATAGAATTATTGATTTAGAAAATGAAATTACTCGTATTAAATTACAATTAGAAATGGAAGAAAATAAAAAATCAACAATTGATGAATTAAGAGATATTGCAACAGAAATGCACGAAATTGCCGCAAAACGAAGTGGACAGGAAATGTAAATATTTTTTTCAAATTTATTATAAATATTAATTTTGATATTTATATTTATAGTGATAAAAAATATTATAATATAATATAATACAATTATGAGATATAGATTAGTAACAGCGAAAAAAATGCCTAAAATGGATATTTCAAAAATTTTATTTATAGGAGGATTAATTTTATTATTAACATATCTTATCTATATTTACAAAGATAAACCATATGTATCAGAAATAGTAAATCAAAAATATGAACAGAATAGAGAATAAAGAATAAATACAAATTAATAAAATATAATTTGTAGTACAATTATATAATATATAAATGTATAAATTAAAAACGAATATTATAGGAAATTCTTTATCATCTTGTCCAATGAAAGAACTAATTGAAATGTTAAAATTAATAATTATAAGTCTAATATTAGTATGGATATATAGACAGATTTTTTGTCAAAATAACATTGATAATAATAAAAAAGAATATTTTACACAACAACAAAAAGATGATTTAAAATTAAAAACTTTAATTGAAATGCTAACAAGTAATTGTAAACCTGAATATTGCAATATGTATGATTGGAATAAAAAAGGTGATATACCAGATAATATGTCAGTTGGTAATTTTAGTACAAGTAAAGGATGTTGTTTAATACCAAATGATTTTAAAGTATTTTTATATGAACGAAGATGTGGTAATTCATAAATGAAAATATTTAGGTAAATTATATATAATTAATTTATATTAAATTATATATAATGAATTTTTTAGTTGAAACTAAAATAGAATATACTACTCAACTTGTTAATATCGTAACACCCTTTATTTATGAAGGTTTTAAAGCAATTTATGATGATGCAATTAAAGTTGCTAAACAACCTGAAGAATTAAAAGTATTTCAAACGTTTTTAAGAAAAATACCATTTTGGTCTGAAGAAATATATAATGCAGAATTAAATAGAATTAAAAAAGATTCAGAATTTGGTGATATTTTAGAAGATTTACTTAGAGCAGTTATCAAAGCAAATATCATGTTGTTAACTAATACAACTCCAGATAAAAAAAATAAATTAAAAATTAATTTTGTAATTGAATTAAATAAATTTGTCCATAATTCATATATCGAATCTGCAAAAGCAATATTCCAAAATCCTTTTTTATTTTCTCATAGATACTCACAACTTGAATTAAAAAGAAATCAAAAAGAATGCTTAGAAGTTATTAAAGTAAGTATTAGTGAAGCAATTCGTAAAATGTTGCCAATAAATATAATTCTAAAAGAATATCTAGGTCAATCTTTTACAGAAACACAAAAAAATGAAATAGATAATGTTGATAAAATAATGTCAGAAGTTGATAAATCTAGGGTAATGCATTTACTAAAAGCAGATGAATTTCAAGATAGAGAAATTTCATATAATTTAACTAAAATAAATGATAATAAAGCATTCATATCTATGAAAAAAGAAAAAGAAAAAGAAAAAGAAAAAGAAAAAGAAAAAGAAAAAGAAAAAGAAAAAGAAAAAGAAAAAGAAAAAGAAAAAGAAAAAGAAAAAGAA